GCTGGAGAATATGGGTAAAGCCGCTCATGACGATTTACCCGACGCATTACATATAGCAATAATGTTTAGCAGACGGCCACAAGATATTCCTTATAATGAAAAAAAGAAAGAAGATATGATATCGTTCGGAACGATAACAAGAGACTGGAGAACATTATGATGGGTGAAGAAAAGAAAAAACCTCTTAATCTCGTAGAATATTTTGCTAATGCTACCAAAAATAAAAGTACTTCTGATAGTATAAATGTTATAATGGAAAATCTAAAAAATGGCGGTAATCCGGATTTTCTTAATCTTGTTAAAAATCCAGAGATAGAGTTGGTGGCAAATAGACAGGGACGTAAAACCATTACTCCTAAAGTGAAATTAACCAATAAGGGTACAAGTTATGCATCTGGAAAAAATTCTATAACCATAAATCCGAAACAGGAAGGTTTAGGTAGTGCGTTGGATTTATTATCTGTTATCCAGCATGAAGAAGCACATCCCGAGACAGCAACGGTTGATAAAAATGGCAAATTAACATATGGTTTTTCACGTGTAAATGATAACTACTATAATGAATTTTCGCCTATAGACTTTGAAAGTCCAATAAAAACCCATATAGATATAACATCTATATTGGGCTCTGCTCTATCTAAATCTATTGCCAAAAAATTTAAAGAACGTTCTCAAACATCTCCTTCTGCACTTACTGCCAATGCTACGTATCTTGACTATTATCCTGGTCTTTTTGATCCTATAGAATCTTTAGCCTATGGTGTTTCTACTTTAAATAAAGGAAAAAGTGATATAGATAAAACAACTGACCAATATAAAATTTTGGAAAATAATAGAAAAATATATAGAAATAATTTATTATGGTATTTTAAACAAATGGGAATGATTCCTAAATAACAAACCTAAGAGGAAAAACAATATGGCAAGATTATGGATTGATGGTCAGTGGGTAGATAAAAATAAACCTGTTCCTGCTGAAACAGAAGTAGTGAAACCGGAGGAACTACCAGAAATAAAAGACGTATGGCCGGAAATATCAGAAGCACTTAAACCAAAAAGAACAAGAACTAAAAAAGAACAGGTATAATTATGCAAAATGAAGAATTGTTTTTACGTAAAATAAGAGAAGATATTCACTCTATAATATTTTCTATTGACAATGTAACTTCCTGGCCTATTTTTAATAAAGATATTAGAGATGTGGATATAGGTATACTATTGTGTTATGAAAGACTAAGGATGGCTAAGGGTTGGCTTGGTAAACATCTCGGTAAGATAGGTACTATATATCCCTATAATCCAGTAATTTCTATAAATGATATACCAGAAGAAACAGATGTTCCTGAAAAAAGGGATTTGGATAAAATTATTGATCCACAAAAAGCACTGTTATTTTTTAATGATTTAAGAATAGAAATATCTGTAATTATTAAAAAAATAGAAAGCGAAAAAGAGCATTATTTTGTAAATAAAGCCATAGATAATTTACAAGAAGCATCTATGGGATTAGGACTTCTTATTGGAAGTCTAAGAGATGAATATAAAAATAAAGGAAAAATATTATGCAAGACGGAATGACTCAACAGGCTACACAGACTTCGGCTGATGCCGGTGGCGGACAACAACAAGTGATGCAGCAGATAGTACAGGCATTAGTATCTCTTGGGGATCCACAACTTATAGCCAAAGTAGCTCAGGCGGCTATACAAATGTTACAAAATAGTGGTCAACAGGCACAATCAGCGCCACCACAGTAATAAGGAGGTGATAACATATGGCAAAATCAACAAAGAAAGGCAAAGGTAAAGGTTGTTAAATAGCTCATTTACCATGTGTAAAAAGAGTATCGGGTATGTATATAGTGCTATGTGCATACCCAGCTTTAAATAAAAAATAGAGGATAATATGTCGCTAATAAATATAAAAGAACCGCCACCGGTAGATATGGTACAAAAAGGTATGGATGAATGTAGAAGACATTCCGTACTTGGTCCGGGTTATGGTATGAAAAGCCATTTAATGCAGTTGGGTGGTGAGTTATTTTTTGATATGGATGTACCCAATTATGAAAAGATATTTGGTCATAAAGAACCCAAACCAGGTGCATATAAGTTTAGAGATGGTATGTGGGTATTAGGTTGACTTTTTCTGTATTTCTGGTATTTCTGGCAGATTTTTCCAGTGTGTAATTTCTACAATTTTTCTATCATTATAAGTAAACCATGTAATATTGTCTTTTTCAATATCCCAGAAAGCTATGGCAAAATTATTGTTTTTTGTAAATACCAGCTTAGCATCAAACCTTCTTGGTAAAATATCCACCGGTGTATGCCAACCTACTTTATGGTTATCAATGTCAAGTGTTTTCTGATCCATATTATTCCTCAATATCATATATAGGTTTTAGGTAATCCGGATTTTCTTTGATCATATTTTCTATTGTCCACTTACCTATTATAATATCCAAACCACTTATTTTATACATATAGTCTAATTTCATTTTTAGTTCATCGTATTCATATCTTCCTTTACATAGGGTTATTCTTATACCACCTAAACTAAAAAGCTGGAAATCTTTTATTAGCTCTATTTCCATTTTCACAATATCCATATTATTCCTCCTTATTATTTATATTATTTAGTAATTTCTGTCTATTTTCTTCCGGATCACCTATTATTTCAGCGTTAGTTATCTTGTTATGGTCTATAAGTCCTGTGGTTTTGGTTTCCATTTTGTACTGTAATTTTAGCAAAAAAAGAAGTAATGCCTGTTTGACATTACTGTTTGTTTTCTTGTTATCTATCATTTCTTTTAGCTTATCCAGTATGTAATCACTATTCATACCCTTATTGTTTAGATCGTCTATTAAGTTAGTTCCCATACGTCTGCTTATCTCCTTCATTACTCTTTTATCTTTCATTAGTAGGTTATATGCATTACTTTTTGCTATGCCGTAAGATACCTTGTGGGATATCATATAGGCTGATGCCGGTGAACTGCCTGTAACTATCAATGTAATAAAATGTTTTTTCTTTTCTGTTATATATTTACCCAGTGGATTATAATTCTCCGATAGTCTGTTACTATCAAGTTTTACTTCTACGCCATAGAATTTGGTTGCTTTTAGTGTGCCGTCTTTCCTACAATAAACATTACAAGTCCGTGCAGCAAACTTAAAGCATTGGACTGCATTTCTATTGTTAAGACTTTCGGGATTAAGTTTTATACGCTCTTTATAAAATGTTGGCACCAGTTCATATTTATTTAGACATTGTATAATCCAACCGTCATCGGTATAACACCAATCACCTATCTTCTCACATTCCCAATAAGGTCTATATACTATTGGTACCTCTTCTTCGGTATGTTCTTTTCTAAACTCTTTTAATGAGATATACATAGGATGCCAGCCTTCATTAGGTCCTTTGGCTATACGTATATATCTTATAGGATCATATATACTATCTTTGTCCGGTATCTTTTTATTGTCTATTTCCATAGTCTTCCATCTGTTTAATATATATTTCTTTATCTTCTTTTGTCATTTTTACTAAACCATCTTTGGTAACATGACAGACTATAGGATTCTTTGGTATATTTTTTATATCAAATATCTTGTTTACCAGATCATCCAAATTAGTTGGTAGGTCTTTAAGCATTATCATATTTGGATCATGTTCTATTTCTTTTACATCGTTTCTTATTGCTTGTAGAATTCCACCGGTTATGTAGGTTGGTTTCTTATTTTTCATACTTAATTTCTTTTATTGTTCTACCACAATAATACATAAAACTATTATTATTGTCAAGAAAGAACTACCACAATAAAAAAAATAGAGGATAGTAATTAAACTATTCCTCTATTTGGTCGGGGAACCAACGTCCTATTGCTAGGATATTCTATTTCTTTTGTTTGTAATATTCTATTGTTATGGATTAACCTGTTCAATTTTTAACGGGAAAATACTATAATTATGTGAAAGTAGATCGTTAGAATCAACATAAAGATTATCAAATTGCGATTCACTCCATTTTATTTTTGGAATATTTTCTCCATGATCTCTTTCGGCGTATAGTCTGGCTTCTGCTTCATTGTTAAAGTTTTTTCTCCATATTATTTTGATTCTTTCTGTTCCCATAGGACCACCAAGTTCAGACAGATCTCTTTTTATCATTGTTACCATCATATAAATTATCCTTTCTTCTTTTGTTTGGCTATTTTATTCATGCTGTCTATTTGGATAAAATTGCCATCTTTATGAGTAATATTTTCCATTAGTTTCTGTTGTCGTAGTTCTTTATATTCCGGTATATTGAACCACATGGGATCATAGATATCCTCATACTCGAACTCATGATCTATCGGATAGCCTTTCTTAAGTAAGTGTATAGCATACTCACCCTCTTTCTTCCATTCGGGGAGTATCTTTCCTAGTTGAGATTCCAACACATCAAGTATTGTCATGGTATCACCTTTTCTTCCGGATAATTACTCAGTATTTTCCCATGGCTAAGTATACTGTCTATCATCCAGTCGTATCCACAAAATCCTTTAGACAACTTAGTCAGTTTCTTATTGGTGTAGACATCTACTATTTTTACTTCTATGTTTGCTCCCCATCCGTCACCAAAACTATAATAAAAATTATCTCCTTTTTCTAAATCTATATCTTTTAGTGTGGATTTCATAAAATCTTTTTTACTAAAATGCCTACTTCTATAATACGTACTTTTACTACCAGACCATTTACCGTTCCAACTACCAATATTAGGCATAGTTAAAATAAATCCTATTATCATGGTGTTACCTCCAAAGTCCAAACAACAGCTCTCATTATTTCCTCTACACTTTGGTATTGTTTAGTGGTTATAGTGTAGGTAGCCATAAACTTCTGACTACCTGCAATATTCCTGACAAATACTGATGGATTGATATCTACATATTGTTCACCATAGATTATGGCATTATTGCCATTAGGGAATAATCTTATCTTTACCTCTGTACTGTCAAATAGCTGTTGTACTCTTGTGCTTAAAGATGTGATATTTTGGGTATTATTTCGAACAGATATTTCTATCCGGTCTATTATAGTGCCATGTTCTGTAAATGTCCACAACGATCTGTCGTAATTAACTTCTACTGTCGTGTATGGTTCTATTGTTATTCTTATGGTCTGTGTTGCCGATTGCTGTTGAGCTATAACCGGCACTAAAAGTATTGACCATAGCAATAAATATTTTATAATTTTCATTGATACCTCGCATTATATTTTGTGTTTTCTTTATACAAATCAAGAATAAACTTTCTCCCTATTTCCTGACTTATTGTTTTATTGTCATCATAACCCCCGGCATAGAAAAGTTCGACTTTAGTTATTCTGTCATTTAACTGTTCTAGTGTAACCGGTTCCGGTTCCCACTGACCTTCAAAACCATAACAACTGCAATGACCAGCAAAATTTTCAACTAGTTCTTTAGTATGCTTATTTTCCAGCAGAAAGTACGATGAA